CCTCTTTCTTAGCGCCCGCGTCAACCAATATTTGCAGAACTTGTAAATTACCTCTAATCACGGCACAGTGTAGCGCTGTGTATCCGTTAAAGCTATACCCATACCCAGTATCGGTGTACGTAAAACTTAGATCAGCTCCTAGGTTGATCCAATGATGGACTCTGAAGCAAACTTCGGACATGTTATCCATGACGTCGTCATGGAGCCTCCTTCCCGGGGAGATATAATGATGTCCGTCGCCAAATAAAAAGAGCACGATCAGCTGTAAGATGACTACAGGAATGTCATCTTTAAGTATACCTTCTAAATATTCTTCCAGGGTTGTCATCTGATAGATTCGAGAATACGAGAATTTTTGAGTCAAGAATACGAGAATTTTTGAGTCAAGAGATTATAAAAACTATTGAAGGAGATATATAGGTTTTCGTTTTTCAATTTTGTTTTAGTATTTTTTTTTAAAAATATATCTCTATATTTCTGCTGAAAAAAAGATTCACGACGGAGATTCCTCTAGAAAAAAAGATGACTGCCGTAGAAAAAAAGTTGACGAATCTTTTAAATAGGTTGAATTCAAAATTTAAGAATCATATTAAGAGGAATTCGAAGAATTTGAGCGCGGAAGTCAGAGATTACGGTGATTTTTAGCAGCAGCGCTAGTAGACACAGTCAGCAAATATGTCCCGCAGTACGATCATACGAACGTTACCGTGCTAGTTGACCATGTGCAGGGGGGTCTCACTTCTTATGTTTGTAGTCTTCTCATTAGCTCCTTCAGCTATTAAGTACCGCATAGCAATACGTCTCTACGGATCGGCTACTGTACAATTCCTCGAATTCCTCGAATTCTAGCTCGCTAGAATCCGAAACCCGACGAAGTCGGAAAGCGCTTCGCGTGCAGCTAGAATCCGAACGTTCGAAATCTATAGATTTCGAGGAATCCGAGGTCAACCGTTATTAGTTGTAGCTTCCATGTCTGTGCGCGTGGTAACCAATAATCGCAGACATGTAAATTAACGTTCTCAACGGCCCAATATAGCACTGTATTTTCATCTTGGTACGACTTAATTCAGTCAAGAGATTGAAAAATTCTTTATATTTTGTTAATTTTATTTATAAAATATAATATATCTTGACTTTTGCAAAAGGTTTTAAGTTAAACACCTATAAAAATGGATACAAAAAATGTAACGGAATGTCACCCTAAATTAGGCGACGATGTGGTATGTTCATCTGATATGTTAGTGAAACAAATAGGCCGTGCCCTAAATATCAATGGTAGTGCATCAGATGAACTTGCAACTGTTGGAATCTCAGATTCCAAGGTATCATCACCATTATTAGCGCGTACAAAAACTAATATAATACAACAAGCTAAAGAAAAAACTGACTGTGATAGTGAGAGTTGTATTTTATCAGATATGTTGGTTCAGAAAAAAATAGGCAAGGATAAAATAGAACAGGAACTTAAAACTAGATTTAAACCTAAAGGTCCGTTTGATAATGATGCATGGTTAGATAATGTAAATATTGACAGTGTATTACGCCAACTCATGGAAACTTATAAAAATTTTTATGCTATTCCATTCCAAATGATAGATTTCAAAGAAAAGGGTACAGAATTGGCAACCATTAATTTAATTAAAAAAATAAATGAAGGGTACACAAAAATTGCAGTTGTATTGAATACTGATGTTTCAGACGGGAAAGGTAAACATTGGTTTGCTATGTTTATGGATTTTTCTCATGATACATACACGTTGGAATTTTTTAATTCGTCAGGAAACCTACCAGCGCATCAAATTCGCACTTGGCAACTTGAAACCAAAAAAATGTTCGAACGTAAAGGATTTCCAACTAAATGTATTATAGTCAGCCCTAACGAAATACAAAAAAGCGATAGCGAATGCGGTGTATTTAGTTTATGGTTTATATGGAGCAGATTAGAAAATCATACAGTTGAGGAATTTAAAAATGTAAATATGGGCCCTAATGATAAACGAATGGTAGAATTTCGTAAAATGCTATTCCGTCATAGTAATGGGACGTGTGATTAACAGAATCAATATATTTCTTCAACCGTCTATATATTTTCACAATCGTTCATGGTCTTCAATCATAAATAAGACCATGCCAGACTTTGGTGTAAACGGCGTATGATGAATAATTATATTAACGTTTAAAAATTGAATATAGAATTACATATTACATTCGTTATATAAATATAAGCATTATAATGACTTTTCAAAAATTACAAACAAGAAATGGTAACCTACTTCAATTAGCTGACGACGGTGTATTTGATGTCATTGTACATGGATGTAATTGTTTTAACGAAATGGGGGCGGGTATAGCTAAACAGATTAAATCGCATTATCCCGAAGCATATGAGGTGGATCAAAAAACTACAAAGGGTGATATATCTAAATTAGGCACATATACAATCGCCGAACATAATGGTCTTATAATTGTTAATGCGTATACAGAATATAAATATGGTCGAGGAAAACAGGTAGATTATGAAGCCATTCAACAGGTTTTTCATAGGATTGTGCGAGATTTTTCCGATAAAAAAATTGGCATCCCGAAAATAGGAGCAGGATATGGAGGAGGACGTTGGAAAATTATACATGATATCATTTATAAAGAGATGAAAGAAACTGGAAAAACAAACAATATAACAGTAGTTATATATAAATCCAATAATCGATAGATTTATTTTAAAATGAAAATACAATAAATATAATCAAACAATTATAGATTTTACAAATGTTATGCTAGCCCATGACTAACGACGTTTACACTGTAATTATTTTTTCTTAAACACTATATATTAACTCCTTAACTTTTATTCCGTTCGGGATGAAATCCCCTCGAATTGTCCGAATTCCTCGAATTCTAGCTCGCTAGAATCCGAACCGCTAGAATACCGGGTCCCTCGAATTCCTCGAATTCTAGCTCGCTAGAATCCGAACCGCTAGAAGTCTAAGCTATAATATTTAAGAGTTAAATTTATAGAGCTAATGAGCTCTTTAACACAAGAAACTGAAAGACCTTTACTGTTAATTATTTTTACAATATCTTTTAAAGATATTAACGGTATTATTTATCACAATCATCCGCATATTTTTGCTAATGTCCTTCAATATATACAACCAGTACTGAGTCCTCAGTATCATCGCCGCTATCGTATAATTTAGAGCGTGATAAAAAAATAAAAAAATTTATTCAAGTGTCGATAATCCGTTTATCAACAAAAATACAGCAAGTACTGTCTCTACCGGAGTAGGGGGGAGCCAGTACTTGTTGTCAGAGTCGGGGAGACAGGGTACCCGAACTTCACGAATTGCTTTTCGTGAATGTAGAATGATTTACGAGGATAAGACCATCGGTGTTCCCCGGGAGGTGACACCCAGAACTTATTTGGGAACAGCCTCCGCCATCTGTAGGGGGTCCCCGCTGGGATCACGCGGTGATCCTCGGTTTCTCCCTCCTTGCGTTCCCCGTACCTCCCCGTGGCATTCACCACCACGGATACCGGTAGTATCCCGTAAGTAGGTTCGGGCGCCCAGGCGTCATATTCTTTTGCTATTGGACCTCCAAATAACAGTTCTATGAGATTTTCAAAGCTCCCCGAGACGTTTTCTAGTTCGGGTAAGTCCGAAGAGAAGTATTGTAGATTGCCATCCATGAGCAATTGAAATTAATAAATTTCTTTATGGAAATTTTCAGTACGTATATAAATATACGGTAGGTGTATAATACGGAAAAAAAAATCAATTTTTCAAAATCAGTCAGAAGTAAAATAATGCTAAGTACATCGCTACCTATTTCAAACATATTCATGAAATCTAATATTTCGTTAAATAATGTCTCGTAATCGTAATAAAAATTTAAACAAAATGTAGTACTCGTTGTAGATAATATATCCTTATAATAATTTGCATGCAAATGGTTAGCAGTAGATGACAACTGGTTTTCAAGATATCTATATTAGCAAGTGCTGAATGACGGACGTACTCACTTCTAATTTAGAGGGGTAAATTTGTCAAATTGACTGTGTTTCGACATGTTAACTTTCGTTTTTCAGTTACGGAAATTATTTCGATATTTTAAAAGCGTTAGGCGATACAATTATATAATTTCAATTTTAGCTATTTAAATTATATTACAGGATATTATAAATCTAACTTCAAACTTTTATTTATAAAAGTTTAGATATAATAGATAAGGAGTTTAACGGCAATAAAACCGGTCACATTGCCTTAAAATTATACAATCAAAGATATTAAACGAGTGACGGGATAGATACGTAAACACACGACAGTTGAGTGTGCAATGCAACCAGAAATTTCAACATCAAATATATTTAGATTATTTATCATGAAATTAACTGATTTATCCGAAATCCCGCCCGCGGTCATAGAAACAATAAATGTGAATCCGGATTTTGAGAACATAAATAACCGCCGAATACGAATCATAAAATCTTATTTTCACGACAATAATTTAAAAGAGTATGATAAATGGATCTTAAACATTATATTTTATTTATCGGTAAGCACAGCCATAAGTAATACTGATGAATGTAGTATTTGTTTAGAGAATATTACGGACGATTTAACCGTGTTATTATGCAAACATTGTTTTCACTATAAATGTATTAAATCATGGAAGAAAAAACGAAATGCTTGTCCCTTTTGCGATGTAAAAATCCTCTATCATAATATTTCATTATCCAATAATTTTCACGATAATGTTAATAATTTAATACGCGAATTTGACGTAATAGAAAGCGAACGTTGTAAATTAAATAAACTCTGGTTTCGTACAAAAGTACCAGCATTCAATAAATGTTATTTAACATATCAGTTATGTAAGTTAGTTAAAATACGGTTAAATGACGCAGAAGACCATGGTTTACTTGATACTATACAATTGTTAGGCAATGTGAATATACAACGTCAAGATAATAATTGGAAGAAAATATGCAGGTCGCTTAAAATCAAATACCATGTCATAAATTTGTCTTAATTTATGCATTCATATTTTTTTTACGTTAGTAGTTTGAGTTAGGCTAAAGATTTTTAAATCTATATATATGTTTAAGGTAGTAAAACCAAACTTTCTAATAATAATTATAAAGTTTAGACGTTTAAATTATTTTCCACTATTATAAGCATTGCACGTAATATCCTTTAAATTTAAAAAACACAGATGGCAACTGAAATTGGTGCCGAACCGCTACCAAAACCTACAGTAATACCATTGGGTGGAGCTTTTTCAGGATGTTTTATCGATGACGAATTTTGCATACAGAACAATGTAGATGAAACAAAGGTAATAATGTTCGATATAACAAACGTTGGTACTACAACCACTCGTATAATTAATATAGATAATGATCAAGATATACATTTAGGAGTATTAACGAATCGAGGAGATTTGTTGACTCGTAATGATACACGCGATACAAGATATGCAATTGGTAATGAAAATAATGTATTAAACGTAAATTCAACCGGTGATATAGAATGGACAAACACACTGGATTTATGTCGAGTCAACAAAATCCAAACGGACGATTACATTAATAACATATATTACGTTACAAGTACACATTGTAGTCTTCTTCGTGTAACAACAACAGGACTTCCGGACGAAAATAAAACAGTAAGATTGCCTCTTATTACAACTCTTCCTAAGGGATGGACAATACATATTATTAATCATAGAAATAGTCATGAAAGAGTCGATGTTCAAACTAGCACCGGAACAGCCATACAAACACTGGGAATTGGCGCGCATTCCATATATACATCGCCAGATGATGCAACCGCGGCATGGCGCACACATCTTTATAAATGTGAAAATATTATTCGTGTTGCAAAATCAGGTGGCGATTTTATATCTTTACAAACCGCGGTGTTAAGTATTGTAGGTAACAATCCTATTACCAGATTTATTGTAGAAGTGTGTCCTGGCATTTATAAGGAAAATACTATTACCTGTAAAGATTATGTTACTATTATGGGAACAGGGACAGGTGGCGCGACGTCAGTTATTAAACCTATTGACGATGTGACTGCGCTTCCCATGTTTATTATATCAGAGACAACTAACTGCGAGATATCGGATTTAACATTTGCTGGTAATGGTCCTGGTTCAAATACAGTTTTTAGTATTGATAATTCCTCTGGGGTTGAAATAAATCGATGCGTATTTGAAACATTTGATATCGGACTGAATGTGAACGCGTCTGCGTCTTCATCTACAGTATATATGAAAGAAAATAAATTTAGACTAGCATATAATAATGCCATTAGAATTAATAATCCTGCTAATGCTGCCAGTGTTCAAAGTTTTGATGATCATTTTGACGCGTCTAATGTAAACGTGGAAGTAATTCGCGTGGTAGGCTCATTGGCATTATATAGCGCGACTTCATCTATCTGGACAGGAAATGTCGCCATGCCAGCGAGTACGGCAATATATGCAAATGATGGTGGTCGGGTTAATCTTCTCGCGACTATTATGTCGTATTTTGCAAAAGGGATTCACTTTGATTCTTCTGGAGGAGGTGGTATACTGACTACAGCTGGTATAGTTATACGTTCTAATGGTGTAAATGATATTCACATAGATAATCCCGGTACTACTGGAAATATTCAAGGCGTGATGGACAAAACAAAAATTACCATTAATCCATTGGCCAATGTTTCAATTAACTTTGCTGATGCTGGTGATTTATCAACTGTGATAGCCGAAGGATTTTTCTTAGGAAACAAATTTGGTGATATCGTTGAAGTCACGGATTTAATTGTTGCTGGTATCGGTATGGGTATTAGTGCTGGTGGTGGATTGACATTTGGTGCAAATTCCTATGAAATTGATATGCAAGCTGGATTAGGATATGTAATGGTAAGCGGATTTGCCTTAATATATGACACATTTCCAGATCATACAATTAAAAAAATTAGATGGGATGCAGAGACAATTAATTTTACTACTCACGCAGATGTATCCGGAACCGGTGAATATTGGATATATTTTGATAACATCATCGATCTACCTTTAACTGTTCGATTGGCAACATCTCTCCCTAATATTAAATTTAATATTATAATAGGACGAGTAAAATGGGATGCAGTGGCTAGTCTTATTGAATTTATAGATCAATCACGAGTGTCTATGCATCACGACAATAATAATAATACCCGAAAAGATCGGGAAGTTTACGGATCCCGATTCGCATCTGGATGTATTGGTAATGAGGGTGCTACTGCGCTTAGTTTAGAAGTATCAAGTGGATCATATTTTTACTCTCATAATAAATTTCGACCACTTGGTATCGATACCGATACAAATCATGAAACAGCGAAAACAGCACAAGCTGGTACAGCGTCTACAATTACATTTCAAGCATTAAGTAATAGTTCCGATGATTATTATTGTCGTTATTATATTCAAATGACCTCCGGCGCAGCGAATGGTGATATTCGCCGTATTATAAATTATGTTGGTTCCACGCTTATCGCAACTGTATCACCTGCATTTACAGGCACCCCTGTTACGGATACATACAATATTATCGATGGATTTGTTAGATATCATCGAAGTCATGTAACACCATTTGATTGGACCTATGACGATGGTATTCAATTGGTGAGTAATACACAGTACAATCCACTAGTTGGAGGTGGGCCATTTGTATTAACTTCTATACCAGCTGGTGAATGGGTAAAACATGCGTTATATGTAGTAAATGATGGAGATGAGGAAAAATGGATGTTTGTGTATGGGCAAGAATCATTTGCATCGTTAGCACTAGCACAAGCCGGTGGAACGCCTGTTCAACCTGTATATTTTCAAGAGGGAGTGGTTCTGGTTCTATGTATTATTGTTCAACAAGGTAATGCTAATATTGTTGAAATTATTGACTGTCGCCCAGTTGCCGGTGGAGGTGGAGGTGGTGGAGGTGGAGTAAGCGATCATGGTTTATTGACAGGATTGATTGATGATGATCATTTACAATATCTCCATATTAATGGTGCATTAGAACGTGAGATGAAAGGTGATTTTGGAATGGGTGGATATGATATTATAAATGTAAACCTAGTAGACGGCGTTGATGTTGATGACCACTCAACACGTCACAATCCTAATAGTGGTACTGATCCTCTTACAACTGCCGCGCCTGATGCGGTGTTAGGATATGAAGAGGATAATTCTGTAGGCACTAATAATTCATTTGCGAGATCGGATCACGAGCATGCATTCTCTCCTATATTCGGAGATTCGACAACTACCAGTAAAATACAAATTATTGATTCTCTTGTACCTGCTGGAACAAATAAAGTATGGGATTTTAGTTCTGCTGCTATTGCTACATCTAATACACGAACATTAACTATGTCAGATTATAATCTGGCGTTAGATTTACTAGTTGCGGGTCCCGCCACCGGGACTGCAAATGAAGGCGATGTTGCAGTATGGACACTAGCTGGGTCATTATTGGCACAGACCAATCGTGATATCGCGACTTCTATAGTAAATATTTCAACTATAGGAATCGTTACTGGAGTTACGCGATTAGATATT